ACCGGCGACGAGGACCGCCGCCGCCTGATCGGCCGCGGCGCTCGACGCGAGGATCGTCCCCACGGACAACCCGCGGGCGCCGTAGAGGGTTTCGGATGCGCTGTCGACGAGCGTGACCGTCCGTTCCGTCGGATCCGGCGACGTCGACGGATCGAGCCATCGGACCGTCACGCGGGTGATCAGATCCGCGATCGCCCGGGTCCACTTGATCGGATCCCGCAGGATCGCGCACGCGTCGAGCGGCGCCGTCGACGACCCCGACGACGTGATCACCCACAACAGGGAAGGGATCGCTTGCGTGAGTGCCCGCATCGAGGGACGCGCGGACGGATCCTCGATCCGCAACTGTGGCACGCCGGCGACGACGACAACCCACAGTGCCGCCGTGCCGGACGTCGCGAGATCCCGCAACAGGGTCGCCGCCGCTTGCCGGTCGACATCCATCCGGGACACCGGCAACGCGGCCGGCCGCGCGTCAACCGTCACGTTGACCGCGGTCCCGCCGATCGCGGACACGATCCGTTTCGCCCGCAGTAGCAGTGTTTCCTGCGGCCACGGTTCGGCGCCGACGAAGCGGTTCGCGAGATCCGCGAGTAGGTCCGCGGCGATCACTTGACAGATCCCGCCGCCGGCGTCGTCCCATTGAATGTCGAGATCCGTGATCCGGCCGGCGAACACGGTCACCGGCGGCGCGCCGTCGATACTCGCCTCGATCACGAGCGTCGAGCCGAGCGCCACTATCTGATCGACGCGGGTCGGCCCGAAACCGCGGTCGAGGATGTCGATCTGCGCCGTCGCCGGGTCCGGCTGATCAATCGAATTGGCCCGACCCCATCGGAGCGTGAGCCCGTCGAGGACGACCGGCGCTTTACGGTTCTGACCGTGGCATCCGTCCGGCAACAGTGCGCCGCCGACGTAGACAGCGCACGTCGTCGGGATCTCTGGCATCAGATCACCACACCGCGGGTCCGCCGGCCCTGATCGCGCAAGATCCGCTCAATCTGATTCGCGACGCCGACCGGGTCGAGCGCACCCTGAACGACTATTTGCACGCCGGCGCCGCCGGCGCTGATCGCGCGGGTCGACCGGCCGAGCCCGGACGCGAGCCCGCGGGACGTCGCCGCTGAGGGCGTGGCATACCCGGGGGTTGAGTAGGCCACGGCCGACGACGACGACGCGCCCACCATACCGCCGATGAACGGGATCTTCGACAGCACCTTCTGCGCCCACTCCCACGCGGTTTTGAGTTTGTCGATCACCCACTGTATGGCGTCACGGACCGCCGTGAACGGCGTGATCACCGCTTGCGCAACGGATTTGATTGCGTTCCAACACGTTTCGCCCGCTTGCTTGAGTTTGTCCCACAGTCCGATGATGAACGACAGCGCGCCGTCGATCACGGAACGTATCCCGCCCATGACGGTTTCGACGACCGACTTGATTGCGTTCCAGACGGTTTCGGCGCCGGATTTGATCTTCGCCCATAGGTCGAGCACGAACGTCGCGACCGCATCCCACGCGGACTTGATCCAGTCGGCGACGGCGCCGATCACGGCCTTGATCGCGTCGGTCGCTTCGGTGACCTTCCCGACGATCCAGTCCCACGCGACGCCGGCCGCGTCCTTGATCCAATTCCACGCCGCTTCCGCGGCCTTGCCGACGATTTCGCAGATCGCGAGGAACTGATCGCGGAACCATTCCCAGTTCATCACGACGAGGACGATGATCGCGATCAGGGCGGCGATCGCGAGGATGATGAGCCCGACCGGGTTCGCCGCCATCGCGGCGTTCCACGCCCACTGGACAGCGGTCGCCGCGGCGGTGATCCCCTTCCACGCCAATTGCAGACCGTTCCATACCGCGGTTGCGGCGTTCGCAAGGGCCATCGCGGCGTTCACTGCCAGGACGGCGGCCGCGAGTCCACCGACGATCCCGACGAGCGTCGTCACGAGCCCGACGTTTTCGCTGACCCACTGTGTGAACGTCGACAGCGCTTGCGTGACGGCGGTGAGCGCCGGCAGTAGTTGCTCCCCGAGTGCCGCTTTCGTGTTCTCGTACTCAGCCGCGGCGATCTGCGCCGACCCGGACGCGGTATCGGACTCGCGGGCGAATTGTCCGTTCGCGCCGGCCGCCTGTTCGGCCGCGAGCGCCATGATCGTTTGCGCTTTCGCCGATTCCAGCGCCGTGCCGGTGAGTTTGTCGGTCCCGTCCGCCGCCATCCGCGCCGCGACGGTCGCCTGATTGAGCTTGAGTCCGAGCCGTTCGGCCGGGTCCGCTTCGCCGCGCAGCGCCGACGTGAGCGCGCCGACCGCTTCGGCTGTCGTCCCGCCGAACGTCGCCGCGAGATCCGCGCCGAGCGTGATGAGTTTGCCGGTCTGGTCGGCCGCCGCGGCCTGGTCGAGCCCCATTGACTTGAGCGACGCGCCGGCGACCGACGCCAGTTGACCGTAGGACGATTCCGACAGTCCGACCGCTTGCGCGGCGCTCGCGGCCCACGCTTTCACTGTGTCGGCGGACGCGCCGAACACGGAATCGACGGCGCCCATGGCCTGTTCCGTCGACGATGCCGCGTCGGTCGCCTGTTTGCCGAACGCCGCGATCGCGCCGATCGCGATCGTCGCCGGCGCAACCATGGATTCCATGGCGGCGCCGAATTTCCCATATTTCGACGCCGCTTGATCGACGTCCCGCGCCGCGTCGGACGCGTTCGTGGCGATCCTGACGATGATGTCGGCGCCGATCGCCACGGTCCCGTCCTATCGTCGTCGGCGCCGTTCCCGGGCGCGCTTGGCTTGCACTTCCATGACGTCGAGCATGGTTGCCAGCATCGCGTCGTCTTCCAGCCACGCCGGCGGGACACTGTTCGTCGCGATCGCCAGTTCGGCGGCTAGCCGGTGCCGGTCGCCGCGGCCGCCGGCGCGGTAGGAGGGACCGGCGTCGCGTCCGGCGACGACACTTGCAGGCACTCGGTTTCGGCGAAATCCTCCCACGACAGATCGAGTGGGATCCGACCCTCCCGCCGGCCGGCCGACCATGCGAGGAACGTGATGAACGCGAACGGTTCTTTCGACGGGCCGGCCCACTCGTGTTTCCGGGCGGTCCGTTCGTACCGGAGCATATCCGGGTTGTACGTTTGCGCCGACCATGTCGAGCCGTCCCGCATGATCACCTCGACGTACGGGTTCGTGTACTGATTGTCCGCCATTCATGCTCCCTTGATCTTGCGTGCCTCGCGCCCGATGTAGTCGACGTACTGATCGACCGCCGCGCCGGCGCGGGATTCCAGCGCCCGCGACATGTAGTGCTGCGGCTCGATATTGTGCCGTGCCCACCCGCCCTCGATCACGCCGGCGTACTTCACACCGCCGTTCCCCGCGGTGATCACCGGCCCGTCCGCCGACACGGTGACCGTGATCGAGCCCGCGAGCCGGCCCGTCCGCCGGCGCACGTTCTGCGCCGCCGCCGTCGCGATCTCACCGCCCGCGCGGCGATGCGGAACGGACAGATCCCGCAGGGCATCCGCGAAATCTGACATCGTCCGCCCGACCGTGTCGGCGCCCTCGACCGCGACGACGGTAGTCACGCCGCGGCGGTCGCTTTCGTCTTCGTCGTCTTCGTCGCCGCCGCCGCCGCGCCCGCATAGACGAACGTCGGTTCGCCCGACAGCGGCCACGTGAAGTCCGACGCGAGCGCGTCGCCGAACGCGTCCGCGCCGAAATCGAGCGGCGTGATCATCAAGGTACCGGTCGCCGCCGTCCCCTCCGCGGTGTTCGGGATGAACTCGAACTGTTGCGGCGTGCCCTTCGCTGTCCACGACAGATCGAACAGGGACGCGGCGCCGGCGGCATGGTCGATGTTGATATTGCCGGTGAACTCGAAATCGAACGTCATCGACCCGGATTCCGTCGTACCGCACAGTGTCGTGATGCTGTCGCCGGTGTCGACGTTCGTCGTGATCCGGCCGCCGTTGAGTTGGCAACTCACGTCGATCTCCGTTCCCGTGGCGCCGATCCTGAGCGTCCCCGGACCAAGCTTGACACTAGGCATGATTCACTCCATTTCCGTGATGTAGGTGAGCGCGTACCCCGGCAAGGGCGGCGCGGCGTCGACGCCGGCGAACGACACCGGCCGAGCGTCGGTGATCTCCCCGTCGAGGGCCACCCGGACTGCGTCGACGAGATCGCCCAGCGCGCGTAGGTTCGCGGTCCGGCCGGCGTCCGGGACGACAGCGATCAGCGCCCACGTGCCCATCCAACACCCGCCGAACCGATAGTTGATCGCCGGCGCCGGCACGAACACCGCCGGCGGGTTCACGTCCCGTTCGTCGACCGTCGCCCGGATCCCCGCCGCGGCGATCCGGGCGGCGACCGCGGCGCACGCATCCGCGATGGATGTCATCCGACACCCGGGATCCGGTAGCGCCCGCGTTGCAAGAACTGATCGAGATCCGGGTCGAATGATGCTATGTAGTTGGTACTTTCGCCCATCGTTTCGATCCCGGCCGGACTGTTCCGCCGCCGATACAGTCGCGACGCGAGCATCACGGCGCCCTGATAGACGTCGTCCGGGACCGCGTCCGGATCCGTGCCGACATCCTTGCGGGACCGGACGACGATCGGTTCGGCGGCGGCGCAACAGTCCGCAATGAGGTTCGCGTCGACTTCCGGCACCGGCGCCGGCAACCGGAGGAACTGAACGACGTCGGCCGGGTCGATCCATCCGGCCGGCGGACCGACCCGCACCGCCATTACGGGACGACCGCGCCGACCGTGACCAACACGAGCCCGCGGGAGTCGTTGACGATGTCGGCGGCGTACCCGAAGACGCCGATGTCGACGCCGCCGTTCGGGATATTGACCGCCTGCACCCGGAACGGGTTGCCGCGCGGTTCGTAGTGGGTGGCGGCGCGGCGGTCGCCGGCGAGGACGGTCCCATCCGCAAGGCTGTCGTCGACGAAGATGCGCAGCCCGAGCGCCGCCGTCGTCCCGTCCGTGACGTCGGTCGCCGCGGCGTTCCCGGCGGTGAGCCACCACGGCGCGTCCGACGCCGACATATTCAGATAGCCGGCCCACAGATCCGAACTCATCGCGACGAACGATGGGCGGGCGCCGGCCGCGCCGAGCGTGGCGCCGACGACCGCGAGCGCTTCGGGGAGATCCGCCGCGGTCGCCGCGGTCGCGTCGGCGGCGAGGACACCGCCGATCGTGGCTTCCATCTTGAGCGCGTAATCCTGCGCCGCGGCGCCCAGGATCGCGGACAACAGGGACGCGTCGCCGAGATCGACGAAGATCCGATCGACGTCCCACCCGCCGGCGTGCCGGTACGCGTCCGCGGACGCCGGCCCGAACGTGACCGGCCCGGACGGGATCGGCGCTTTGTTGCCGGCGTACGGTGCGACGACCGGCCGGGTGCCCCACTTCCACCCGAAGACTTTCATGCCGGTGAGCACGCCGGATTGGATCGACTGCGCGTACGGGCGGCGCAGATCAATCGGGGTCCAGAGTTCGTCGATCCACTGTGGTCGGATCCACGCGCCGTCACTCGTGTCGTTCGGCGGTGTGATGTCGGACAGCGCCGCATTGAGCGCCGCGGCGTCCGGTGAGTCACCGACCCGCGCCACGACGCGCCGCATGGCCGCGTCGAGCGACAGTCCGCGGGTCCGGGTCCGCCCGGTGCGGTTGCGGCTCGCGCCGACCGCCGGCGCGCCGGTGCCACTCCCGCCGGCGGGTGCATTGACGACCACTGTTCCTCCCTCGCCGGCGTTCCCGCCGCTGTCGTTGTCGTCGGCGTCGTCGCCGGCGTCGTCGTCGTCCTGGTCGCCGCCGGCGTCGTCGCCCGTGGCTTGCGACGCGACGAGCCGGGCGCCCGGGAACGCCGGAACGCTCGTGAGCGCGACGCCGGTGAGATCCGCGCGGGTCACCCGGCCGTCCGCGTCGATCGCCACATTGTCAAGCTCGACCGACAGCGCGTCACGCACGCCCTCACTCGCCTCGACCAGCGCCGCATCCCCGTCCGGCGTCGCCGCAGCATGGAACGACATCCGCAAGCCTTCCGCGGTTTCCGTCGCCGCCGTGGCGTAGCCGAGCGGATGCGTCCGCCCATGCTCGCGAAAGAGTTTCACCGACCGCAGGTTCGGCGGGATGCGGATCGCGCCGGCGGCGACCGTGACCGGGCCGGCCGACGTGTGCCCTACTTCGCCGAACGGACACGCGACGCCGGCGATCGTGCGATCGGCGGACGTCGCGGTGACCGGCGGTCCCGGTAGCAGCATGGACAGCCGCACGCGGGAGGCCGCGGCGCGGATTGTGGTCGTTCCCACGATGGTTGACCCTTCAGTCGGATGTCGCCGGCCCGGACGGGTCCGGCAGGACGGTAGTGAGTTCGGACAGATCGAACGTGACCCGCTGTCCGATCGGGACGACATCATCCATGCCGAGCCGGGCGCGGATCGCGTCGCAGTAGACGGACAGCGAGTAGTCGACGAACTGTTGATTCCGGCCCTGCAATGTCGCGTACTCGAGCGACGCGCCCGGCGTCGTCGCGTCGATCAGCGCGGATGGGATGCTGATCATCCGAGCGGCGTCGACCGCGGACGCGTTCCGTACGCCGATCAGCAGATCGCCGCCGCCGGCGCCGGTCAGACCGTGATCCTTCGTCTCGAGACCGGCGTTCGTGAACAGGATCCCTTGATTGTCCGCGAGTGCCTTCCGCGCTTGCGCGACGAGATCAGCGATCTCCTGATCCTCGAGCGTGATGTCTGTCGTTTGATGCAGTTCGAGGCGGAATGGGCGCTTTGCGATGTCGGCGGCGGACTGTTCCAGCGCGGCCGCGGTGCGGATCGTGCGCTGTCCGAAATTGCAGATCCCGGGATGCGGCCCCGGGATGTAGACGATCCCGAGCGGACGCGGTCCGCGCTCGATCGGCTGCCCGCCGCTGTCGACGAACACCCATTGCGGCGGTCCGTCCGCGGACTCGATCAGTTGGCGATCCCAGAAATCCCACGGGACGCGCAGCATCCGCGCCGGCCGGCCGGTCGGCCCGTCGCCGGCATCCCCTTCATACGCGGTGACAACCCACAACGACTCACCGTAGAACAGATGATCGTCGACCGTGTCGAGCGTGCGTTGCCACACCGATTGCGGTTCCAGCCCGAGGCGGTCGACGTCGGACTGCCATCCCGACGCGAGATCGCCGCGGCTCACCCGGGTATGGAATCGCCCGTCCGCGCCGCGGATCCCCCACTGTCCGTCACTTGCGTACGCCCATCCGGGTTGCGGGTCGACCAATTGATCGACTCGCATCACGTTGAGTGGACAGCCGGCGATCGTGCCGGCGATCAGATGCCGGCCGCGGGCGATCGCCGGGACCGCGAGCGCGTCCGCCCGGCTGATCGGCGCGACGTCGCCGCCGAGGATGTCGGCCCACACAACCGCGTCGAGCGTCGAGGATGTCCACGCCTGGACTTGTGGTTGCAACCGCGGGAGTGTCGCAACCATCCGCGCGGCCTTGCCGAAACCGAACACGGGCCGACAATGTCACGGACTGCCCGACTGTCATAGCGTTCTGCTGATATTGCGTACGATCCGGTACGATCCGGGACTATACGGGATTTGTCAGGACAACAATGCAATTGCCGAATCCATGGACTACGCCGACGTTGTCGATCCCGGATGCCGGGATGCTACTCGGGTTGAGCCGTACCCGCGCGTACGAAGCGGTGCGCGCCGGCGATCTCCCGACGCTGATCATGGGCACGCGGCGATGCGTGCTGACCGTGTCCGTCTATGACGCGCTCAATCTGCCGGTGCCGGCGCGGCCGATCGTTCCGGTAGTGCGGTCGTGATCGTGACCCGGTAGCGCCGCGTCCGATCCGGGAACGCCGCGGACCCGCCGAGCAACTGGACCGTGAACGGCGCGGCCGGCGATGCGTCCGCCGTCGCGCTGATGAACGCTAGTGCCTCGATCAGCGTGGGATACGAGCGCCGTAGAACGATGTCGTCCGCCATGGGATCACCCTAGGGTGCCGGCGTTCGTCCGTCTGTGGCGATCTGAGCCGGTTAGCCGGCGTAAACCTGCGGTCGGACACCGGACGGGCGGTGTTCGTGCGCCCATAGTGCGAGCGTGCCGGCGATGAACGGACACACGTCGACCGTCGCGGACCGCCGCGCCCATCCCCACCCGCCGTCACCGATCGGCCGCTTGACGGCGCCGGCGATCGCCGCGTCGAGCGCTTTCCCGCCGCGGTGCGCGAGCTCGGTCCGCTCGATTTTGTCGAGGATCGTTTGACACGCCGCGGCATATTCGGGCACGGACGGTTGAACGATCGGAACTTTCAGCCGGCGCGCTTCGTCGACGACAGTCAACACCGGACCCTGATTGTCGGCCGCGATCCGCGCCCGGTGTTTGCGGTACAGCGCCGCGAGCCGGCGCGCCGCCCACTCCGTGCCGGGCGCATACTCGACGACTTCCAACACGGGCGCGCCGTCGAGCTGATCAGGCCAGCACGCGACGATGGCAGTCGCGGACCGGTCCGGCGCGACGTCGACCGCGAGCACCGGCGCGACCGACTCGATCGGCCGGGACCGGATCCGCCGGCACTGTTGCCACGCGCGGGAAGGGATCACCCGCACGCCGCTGTCCTGCCAGACACACAGATACTCGCGGGCGAACGATTCCGGTCCCATGACCGCGAGCGCGGACGCCAGCGCGTCGTCGTCGGTGAGCCCGGACGCGAGCCCCGGGTGTACCCGGTGCCAGACAGCGGGATCCGCCGGATCGTCGTCGACGGTCGCGCCGTACTCGACGAGCCCGACGCCGGCCGCGCCGCCCCGTGCGAGCGCGAGATACCGTGCGAGATACTTACTTTCGTCCGTGCCGGCGGTCCCGATGAGCACGTACTGACGCCGCGGCCTGGTCGTGAACGTCGGCAGGATCGTCTGATCGAGCGCGATCCCGAGTAGCTCCGGGACCTCTTGCGCTTCGTCGATCGCGACGAGATCGAGCGCGGACCCGCGCAGGGCGCCATCCTTCGGCGGGAACGCCTTCAGGAACGATCCTTGCCGGAACGTGAACCGTTCCGTCCCCTGCGATCGGCGGGTCGACACGCGCCGCGCAAGCGGCGTCGACGGTAGCTCGGTCATGCGTTCGGCGAACCGTTCCGACGTGACGTGACCGGTCTGTGCCGTGTAGGCGCACCGGTAGTCCGCGAGCGCCAGACAGCGACCCATGATCGCATCGAACAGGAACGTCGTCTTCCCGCATTGCCGCGGGACCAAGATCACGACGATCGGATAGGCCATGCGCCCGTTCGGGAGGGTTTCACCGATCAGCCGCGCGGTTTCGTACTGCCACGGCAACCACTCCCGGGAGTGCGCGACCGCGACGAACGCGCCGGCCGCGGCGGTGTTCGGGCGCGCCGGATCCCGCGGCGTCGCCGCCCGTGGCAGTACCGCGGTCACTTGCCCTGTTCGGCCGTGATGAACGCCGCGAACTGTGCATCGAACGGATCCGCCGCGGCCGCGTCGACGCCGCCGAGCAACTGATCACGGGCGGCGCGGTACTCCGCGCAGAGCATCACGAAACCGCGGCGGTCGCCGCCGCCGTTCGCGACGTCGATCCGGTCCGCGAGCGACAGCGCGACGAGGGCAAGATCCTCCGGGATGTCGTTCCCGTCCGCCGTGGCGCGGTCGATCCGCTTCGTGAGCAACGTACGAAGCGGACCGGCCGGCCGGCGCCCGGGCGCCGGGATCTGCCACAGTGCCGGCTGATCATCCATGGTCAAGATCCTCCGGTTGGACGACGACGGTCGTGACGAGCGTACGCGTCACCGCCGGCCACTCATGCGACGATTCCCGCGCCGGCGGCGGTGATTCGCCGGCGCCGCGCGGCATCAGCAACCACACGAATATTGCCGTTAACACGACGGCGCCGGCGATCGACCAATTATCTACCCGAGCCCTATTCTGCGGACTCATAAACGCGCCCGCCGGACTTCCGGATTTCATCACGCAACCAATTATAGCCCGCCTGGTCGGCGCCTTCCGCGGCGCCGTGATCGACGTCGATAATGCCGAAGAATTGCAGGTTCGCGTAATAGGACGCGGTCGACGCGCTTGACAATCAGTGGCATTTTCATTTCCTCCGGGTCGGGCGGGATGGGCGCCGGCAGGCCGCCGGCGGGCAGATTGACAGCGACGGAATGAAGATAATCCGCGTCGACGATGATCTCGAAATGCATTTCGTCGGTCGTGCCGGAATAGTCGCCGCCCCATTGAACGGCGCCGCCAACCTCGACGAGAATATCGCGAATTGTCGCGACTTGTTCATTAGTGAATGTGCCGCGGGAACCATTAGGGTGATTCGGCGCGTTGTAGTCGATCGCGGTCCCGGACGCGTGGCAGGACATCGAGCCGGGATTGTTCACATTCTCCCGATATTCGTATCCCCAGTCCCACCCGGCGACGCACGCCTCGACGCGGTTATGTAATTGCACCGCGACGTAACCTAATACCGTCGCGACGTCGCCGGCGACGACGCCGCCCGGGAACGGGAATCCCACGGAATCGCCGAACGGCTGCACATTAATCGCATTCCGATCCGAATTGCAGGGCCATCCGTTATAGGAC